TGAAAAACCACGAAGGACTTTTTCTATAATGGCACGTTTGAACAATTCATCATTCTCGCGCCACACAGTAATACTACCATACCAGCCCTTGTTTGGTTGTTCTTTCATGGCAGTAACTACGCCAACAGGCGAACTCATTATGTCATGAAAGCCCATCACTCGACCATTAAACATCGACATGCCTTCCTTGCCTCGGAAAGCCGATGAATTAACGATTAAATTACGAGATTCAATTAGATTCTCGGTGATAAACCAGCCTTCGATCTCGACATCGCCTTCTTTACCGGTAGTAACTTTAGCGAATTCGACATCACACGCCAAAATGACCATTCCTTTGTCTGGATCATTAAGACGTTCGAGCGCGGCCACCGCTCTTGGGTCTGCGTTCATTAGGTTCCTTTCTTTTTTAGCCGTGTTATGGGCGGTTATTTGTTTCTTTTATTCGTTTTATTGCTTCATTGGTCTGTTTAACACAATTAGTAGTGATACTACGCGCCGTTTCATAGCCCCGCTGCCGCGAAAATAGACCATTGATATGCCGTTGTAGCTGTGGGTAAGTCCACCCATACACATCAGCATCATTTAAGATAGTACGAAGCGCAAGCAAAGTTTGATCGACGATATCCTCGACCTGCAAATTGACACTTTCCACACGCCATGTGAATTTCTTGTCATCCAGATTAAAAATACCCTGCCCCTTAAAAGACGTAATCCCACGTCGCATGGCCAAAGTACGCAAACAAGGATGTAATTTAGTGCGAATGGCCTTAGCAGCTTTTACTGTATTGTATAGTTTAAAAGCTTGTCCATCAGGATCACACAGCGTAGTCATCAAAGAACCATGTGCCGTAATGCGGGCTAAAGTAGTAAGAGCAGTTACTCGTTGCTGTTGAAATATAGACTGTAGAACATTTTCAACTTCGCCCTGTTCATCTTTGGTAGGAACATCATCCTCTTCAACAGGCCTTTCCTCTTCCTGCGCTGGAGCATCTGATTCATCAATGCTAAGTTGTTTCCGCACATATTCATCACTGACGATACCGGCATTTTTCAATTTAATTAGCCGATCTATTTGCTCAGACTCACTACCACGTAAGGCCGGAATCTGGGTTAGAGAAAACCGCAATCTGACATTTTCACCATATCTCGGCCACAATAGCTGTTTATTAAAAGCATCTTCGATTACTTTAAGAATGGGCCTGATAGTATTAAGCCAGAAATCAACGTCCTGTTGAAGAGCGTTGGCATAGTTAGCATACTCCATCACACCACCACGAAATGGTGGAAGACCAAATACACCAAAAATTACTTCACGATTGTTCTTCAACAGACTAAGAAAGGCGATATCCTTGTGCTTTTGATCGGGAAATTCCAGTTTGCCACCATATTTATTAACAAATAGAGTAAAAGCGCGTTGTACACCACCCAGATCGGCACTAAGAGCGTCAATTAATTCTTGGTGTTGATCGTCAGTAAGGTTGTGGTCTGGTGTAAACATCAAATTGAGTGAGGCACCATGTTTGAAGAATTTCGAATTGAAAGTCTTAACATACCAATCCATCAAAATTTCTTCACGTACGGTACTAACTCTGCCCACACCCCAAAGCGGATCTTTAATGTTCATATCCCGAATGTGAATTACTCGTTCACGTGGGTAGGTAATTTGATTGGCCGTATAAGCACCAAAACGATAAGCACGTGAATTAACATTAATATCGACATTACGCGGATCACGCGGCCAGATTTCCACGCGACCATTGGGGCCGGTGTTAGGTTCAATGGTAAGGATACCGTTGCCATCATTTAGATAACATTTGGAAATGAAATCAATGACGTCTGACCATGAGTGTTCTGGATTTGGTTGTTTCAACAGAAAATTGGCCTCGTGCATCGTATCTTCTACTTCACGTTCAACACCATTTAAAGACTCAACGGTGGCGATATAAACTGGTAGACTTTTAACGGCATCAGTAATTGCACGTGTGGCGATATATACATTGGCATTAACCAAAGCCGCTTCCACGTCTCGTTCACTGTGGCGATCTCGCACAGCCCAATCAGCCGTACCATAACGACGTACAGCGTCAACAGGGGCCACCCTATCCTTAAGCATTTCATAGTAGAGAGAATTTATCATGCTTTCGTCAAGGACGATTTTAGGTCTTTTGAAAAATGAAAATATGCGTTTAAACATTAGAGGGTATCTCCCTTGACAAACATAACACGTTTTAATTCGCCAACTTGTATTCGATTAATAGTGACTTCATCCTCAGGACGGGCAGGGCGAAAGTTGTGTGCTTGCATAAAAGCTGTACATTGATGCGGCCGATAACCATAAGCGGCCATATGATCTAAGGAGTATTCAACTACGACCAATAGTTCAGGATTATCAATCAAAATTTGCCGTGCGCCGTTCAACACCATCAATTCTGCTCCTTCAACGTCAATCTTGATGATGTCCATTTTTCTTTGTTCGGGTGTTTTAGCCACTGAATCCAAAGCGATGCCATTGACACGAACGGCTGTTCTATCACAAACGCCCTTATCAGTAACACGGTGTCTGCCAAAATTGGCGTTCTTTTGCATGAACAAATAGGCGTTTTTATTCCACACAGCCAAATTAACGGCCATAATTCCCGTTTGTCCCTGATCTGCGTTTTTCTTTAGCTGCTTATAATTAATAGCATCGGCTTCCAAAGCGTAAATGGTAGGAATTTCCTCGTATCGGTCTTGATACCATTCGCTTAATTTCAAAGACCACAAGCCGACATGGGCGCCCACATCAATAAACCTCTTATTTAAGGTGCCAGCTTCACACCGTCTATCTAAATACTGACAAGCAAAATCAATTTCAGTTTGCTCATAACCGGCCATTGAACAGGGCGCACACTGGTTGCAACCACAGGGATGTAAAATAAACCGTGACATCATTATTCCACACTCCAATTTCTTCGTCTGGGTTTAGGGCCATTAATGGGTGGCCCGCCAATTATGCGGGCAACGGGTTCCGCTAATTTAGGGGTGATGGTAGAAGAAACAGCCCAATTATGTGTTTCAACACTGCTATTCAAACGAATGCCACTAATCCAGTAAGCAACATGATTATAAGCGGTGGCATGAAAATAGTGATCTTTACCCTTAGTCCAAACTGGTCTGTCTCCGGCATCCAAAACCCGCGAAGAAGCGATCATCTGTTGCATATAGGGACTTTGACCAATTGCACTACACACAATTTCCTTACGTACACGACGTTTCTTTTCAATAATGAATTTGACAACCGTATCCAATACCTCTGTGCGATTTACTTCAACGATTTGCTCTTCGTATTTTTGGTTATATTCGTTTTTAATCTGATCTTTTGGTCTGTAGTAACACATCCAACGATGTCCTTTGGCAGCTACAAAATCGCGGGTTTCTGCATAGCCACCACCCTGAGCATCAACTACCGTACAGACCACGTGCCAGTCTTGTTCCAATTGCTCTACGTCTGCCCATCGCTTAACATTGGCATAGTGAATATCAATTAATTCACCATCCCATACCATACTAATCACACAGGTGAAATACTTGCCTTGGTCTACTCCCATTACAGTGCGGAAAAGGGTAGGATCAAATTCAACAATGTTTTCATAGGCAGCACGTCTTAAAATTTCAGTCGTCAGTTTAAAATCGGTATTGGAATAAGTAACGGCTAAAACGTTGTTATGGAAAACTTGTAAAGCAGTAGGATTGTTTTGCGCTCCAAGGAATCTGTGAAAGAGATAAATGATGTCATTAGGTTTCTTTTTCTTATCAACAAAGAGACGGGAAATGCGATAACCACTGACGCGAGAACCTTCATTCATGGCAATCCAACGGCCATAGTTCAAACGATCGAAGGGCTTTTGACATTCTAAGCACACTGGCTGTCCCAAAGGATCACGCAAACGCCATGTGCCTTCATGTGGAGTAACAAAATGGGTATACCAATCGAGTATTTGTTCATACCCACAGGCATTGCAGGTAACGTGCCATTCCTTTTGATCCGATTGCATCCACTCTAAATTAATGCCGAAATTGTCCTGTGTGGGATTGCCAAATTTCCAGATAACCGGATGTGCGACATTGGCTACGCGGTCATAAGCATATTGCAGATTGTCTTGATCAAGTAGGTCATATTCATCAAAAAACAATACCTCACACGGAAATTCAAAAAAATCAGTTCGAACGTTAGAGCCAACGAATTTCCATCCGCGTCCAAAAATCGACTTATAAACGTTTGAGTCACTCTCTGCAGAACCGGCTTTTATGGCTTGCTGGTACAGTTCGCTGTAGTCTTTGGCCCGATTAATACGATCCGCAACAAAAGTTTTTCTGTGTTCTTTGCTCGGTAGCACATACATGCCGCGTTTACCTTGGTTTGCGTAAGTAAACATGGCGCACAGTGCATGCTCAGTCATGTGAACCTGCGAACATTTAATGATAACCATGTCATTGGAATTGTCTTTATAGATAGCCGACAACCAAGGTTTATCTTTAAATGTCAAGGGCTTGCCATCAGTGGTTTTATGATGAGTGAGAGCCATAAATAGACGCGGCCATTTCTTCTCAACAGCACTGAGACTGGAGCCAAATAGCTCCTGTGCCACTTTCGACGGCTTTGACATTAATTGACGTGACACAGACTAAACCATTCTTTCGTAAATCCTATGTGGGACATTAGATCAATTCACTCCAGCCAAAAACGCGTGCAATTTCTTTACGTACGCCATAATCTAACTTGACAGCAACGCCGTACTGTTTACCATAAATGGAAATGGTTATCGGTTCTGGTCGTGTGATTAATTGGCGCAACAAGCCACCATGAATGCTACCGGCAAAACGTTCTCGATAGCAAGTACCAGAAGTATCAATGGCATAAAACTCTGGTGAAAATGGGTGTTGTACACCGTCCTTGGTACTGGTTAGGGCTATATTTATCAACAGAAACTGTGTGGTATCGCAGTAAGAAACAAATCCGCGCAAGTAATAAGTTGAATCAGAAGGACGATAGCACAACTGTAAAGTAATCTGTGATTCCTGTACAATGGGAACCATTAAGACGGATTCGGGTTTTGGATCGGGCGATTTCAAAGTTGAATCAGCTACCGATGCCGCACAACTGAAAGTTAACACAACGGCCAACAATGCTATTTTTAGCAGATGTTTCATATTAATTTATAATTTATTTCTTGGAGCAGGTCTTACACCACCATCGACCTGCCCCAAGTGCCCGACGAAGCACGGAATCATACTAACTCGTTTTCACACACCAAAAGACTCGGTGTTCCACACTCAGGACAGATCACTGGAATTTCATCCTCAATACACATAATGTAGTTGTGAATTTGGCAGT